TTTTACAGCTGACTCTCTGTTATTCATCAGTAATGTTTTAACTCGTTGTATTTTGTCATTCATCCTGAAAAAAAGACCCATTAGGGATAATCTTACTTCTTCTTTAGTTTGTAATTGTGTTCCAACTGATATATTACCAGGGCCGTAATCATGTTGTTTAAGTAAAAACAATTCATATTGTTCTTGTTGTATCTTCTTGAACTCTTGTGTCATTAATGGCCATTCAAGTTCCATTTGTTCAACTACTGACAGTTTAGGATCATTTTTCGTATATTTCTTAACCGTCTTAGAATCTGTTATTATTTTCATTTCATCTCCTATACATTTTTTTAAGTTGTTTATCATCAACACCATATTTCATGATAATAGCTGTAACTTGTTCTTTTGTTAATATTTCTAAGTGTTGTTCCACTTCTCGTGAACTACATTCAAAATAATCTTTTAGATGTTCCATTGCCCACTTCTCTACTTTTGATTTCTTTTTTGATTTTGTGTATCTAAGAAATGTTCTACTTCGTGGTAATACATCTATATAAAACTGATAAAGATTCTTTGGTTTTATTTCCCAATACTTTTGAATTTCATTTACAACTTCAATCCACTCTGATTTCATACTAAGAAATCTATGAACCATATAGTTACTCCAGGTCTTTTTATCAGACTCCGTAAGAGTATCCCAATACATAGGATTCTGTACATTAGTAATTTGTTTTATGTGGTCAAACAGACTTTTCAAGTCCACTACCCTCTAATAACTTTTTCGGAACTGCTCCACAATTACCACAACTATAAACTTGAACAGGTATAAGTCCTTCTTGTCCATTAGGTGACATAATTGCAGATATTCGTTTAATTACAAATGAAGTAATAAATAAATAATTATCACATTTTTCACATTGTAAAGTATCTGCCTTTGATAAATCTACAGTTTTTTGTTTTTTTCCTAATGGTTTCATTGGTTTCGTAGTCATTTTTTTTCCTCTATATTTGTATAAATTTGTAAATTTTTATATTTCTTTCGTAAAGATTTTACATTTTCAATTTCACTTAAAAAACCTTTATGTTCTGGATGTTCTTTATGATTTATATTTTTTATTTTCCAAACATCATCGGTAAATGTTCCCCAATTATTTATGTGAATAAAATTCACTTCAGTTTTCATACCATTTAATTTTTGAAAATAATTTGACATCATTATAAAACCTATCATCTCTTTATAATTATTATCTTGTACAACAAATGTCATTCTTACAAAATCCAAATTTGGTATTTCTGTAAATATAAAATGTAAATTCTTTTGTAATGTTTTCCAATTACCACCTACTCTAATTTTATTATAAATTTCTTCAGTACAAGCATCAATACTAATTTCAGCAGTTATTCGTGGAATGTCATGTAAATTACTTAAACTATTCCACATCTTTTTAGTCCATCCATTAGCATTTGTATGTAAATGTAAATTCCTTGTATTAGGATATTTCTCCATATTAATAGATTTTAAAAGATTTCTCCAAAATTCTCCACCAAATCCATCACCACTTGCTGTAATATAAAGTTCATTTGCATTATCCATAGCATCACACAATATTACCTTTTGTATCTTCTCTGATTGTTCTCTTTCCTTACCTGCAGTTTGAATATAATCTAACCTACAACTTGGACATTTCAAATTACAACTTCTATCATGAGAAAATATAACACATTCTGGACCCCATGGCAATTTTACTATCTTTTCTGATATAATCTTTTTCCATTTTTCTTTACCTTTGGGATTTATTTCTTTTGCATTCCATAACTTATGAAATGTAGACTCATCGTATATTGGAAAGTATCCATTATCATATATGGTTTCATTTACATCATCATTATACCATCGATTTAAAAATCCACATTCAGTTGAATCACAATATTCAAAGTCCCCATCATGCATTGATTGTCTAAGTTTTTGTGCAACTTCACCATTCCAAATATCATCCCAATCATCTTCTAATGCGTTACCAGATGGGCCACAAGTTATCCAAGCATTAACCCATCTTTTTTCTTCCTCACTCCATCCACCTGAAACACATTGCCATACTTTTCCATCATGAAAGAATTCTGCATTTCTGAATGGAGCTACGCAAAATCCTTTTCTCATTTTATCTTTCCAATTATCTCCACAAACATAGCCATAATGTTAATCTCTTTATCTACCACTACAGCATCACTCTGTTGATACCTACTCAATACCAAAATACATTCTGCTATATGTCCACTGCCCCAATCTTCTACTGTATCAAATAACAATCTAAATAAATCACTAAAGTCTGTTACTTTTGAATCTGCCAATACTTGTCTAATGTTTTTAAACGAATTCTTTTTATTTTGTGTTTTTAATATCTCTAATACTTTTAACTTATAATCATTTTGAATTGTCATTCCCTCATCAATAACAAGTTTACCTTTTACTACCTGTCGTTGTGAAGCATTTATAATTCGTCTGATATCTGGATACCCACCATTAACTATCGTTACAATATCATCCAATTGATATTCAATATTCTCATTATCCAATATATTTGATAAATGTTGTGCTACTTGTTTTCTATCTGGTGGAATAATCTGAAATGATTGACACCGTGATTGTATTGGGTCTATAATTCTCTCTACATAATTACAAGTTAGAATAAACCTACAATGTTTTGAGAATGTTTCCATTAGATTTCTAAGTGCCGCCTGTGCATTTGGAGTAATATAATCACACTCATCTAAAATTATAACCTTCAACTCTTGAAACCCAAGTGTAGATGCAAAATTCTTTACTTTATCTCGTACAACTTCTACACTATTTTCGTCTGATGCGTTTATATAAAGATAATCACATTCTATATTATTAACGAGTAATTTGGCGAGAGTGGTTTTACCCGTACCAGCTCTACCATATAATAAAAGGTGTGGTAAGTCTCCACTCTCCAAATACACCTCAACTTTACTTTTTAAATGTTCATTCCCAATATAAGTGTCAAGACTTGAAGGACGATACTTTTCTACCCATAAAGAGTGTTTTATTTCATTCATTTACCTTTTCCCAGTTATCATTTGAATCTAATTTGAATGCTCCTATAAATATTTGATCCCATTGGTCAGGTTCTATCAAACTTAACCATAACTTACCATTCTCTCGTTGATACAAATAATATGTATGTCCTTTAATTGGTTCAAATTTAAATTCAGATCCATATACTAATTTATTATATTGATATTGTTCCATCATCTGTAGATACTCGTTTCGTATCTCTTTATAACGAGTTTCAAAATAATGATTAGTCTTTACAACCTTCTCAACTTTCCAAGTTTCTACATCTGTAGATTTTATTGCTGGTGCTCCAACATTACTACCATAGGGAAGTATTCCTGGATTGTCAGCAACATTATCTGGTTTCTTACTCACACTTTTTTCCATATCCATATTGGTTCACAAAATGTTTTATCTTGTGTATCTATTGTTTTTTGTAAAGTTTCTTCATTATATTGAGTAATATCCTTTGCCGTTCCTGCTCCACCACTATTCGGTCTTTTTGCCATTTCCATTCCAATACAACCTTGATATTCTGAATCACTTAATGTGGATAAAAAATCATTCATTGGATTACAAATCTCTAACCAACCTCTTTCGGTTGACCATTTTGAGTTTGTATAAACATCTGATATGTTCACTAATAAATATCCATTACTTTTTATAGAACACCATAAATTTTTCAATGTTTTATGTAAAAAGTCTGTATTCCAATCCTCAATATCTTTATATCTTACCCAACTTTGAGTATCATCATAACTATATCTCTCTACCGAAAAATATGGTGGTGAAGTAAATACCGTATCAAATTTATTCTCATAATGTGAAAAGTCTACATCCTCTGCTGGACTACATAGAAATTCAGATTTTTTATTCACTTCAAAAAATCCTCTGTGTTTCTCATAAAACTCTAATTGTTCTTCGTATATTGGATGATTCTCTTTTCGTGGGTCTATACCAAGATAATATTCTGATTTATCACTCGCATAAAATCCAGCTAATCTATCGCCCCAACCTGCACTAAAGTCTAATATACTTTCACTATTTAACTTATCATACAAAACTTTTGCCACATTTGGTTTAAACTGAGAACAAATATATTTTCTCAATCCAATCATAGTTCTCAATACACTGCGGTTTATTTTTTCCATTTTCAATGAATAAGCCGACCCCATTAAACTTGTCATGAATTTCTCACTGCCCCAAGTTCTTTCGGGACCAGGACTTACTGAACCATCGACACTCCAACGATTCTTTTGTTGAAAATAATTACTAGCACTATTACCTGTATTTATCCTACGAAAATACTGTTGTTTACCTTCAAATTTTAAACCATATCTATATTGAGTTCCTTCTCTTGCAAACCAATCTCCCTCAACCAAAATCTCATTATGTCGCATACCTTTTAGTTTTTGTAAATCCTTATAGGCTTTATTTTCAGTTATTTCAGCATACGGAATCTCATAAGTCATAGCTATCTTAGCAAGACTTTCCTTCACATCTTCCTTATCGAAAGTCCTTTGTATATATAACCACTCTTCTTCGTCAATCGAAAGGTATGGTGTTTGATTTAAAAACTTATCAAAATAATCTAAATACATTAAACTACATTTTGAGTTGCCACCACATAATATTCTGATTCGAAGTCATCAACATCAAAATTTAACTTTATCAAACCTTTATCAGATACTTTCATATCAACACTTACACATTCTCTATTTGCTTGTAAAATATTAGAAAATATATTAGCGTTAAAACTAACGGGTGTAATTTCTTTAAATATTTTTACCTCTACAGGAATAGTAACTCTGTTAGTTCCAACATTACTAAAACCAATAACAATATTTACCTCACCATCTTGTGCGATAACTGTAAATGTATCGGTTTCACTCAATGCACCTGCTCCTGCAATGAAAGTATTTATAAAATACTTATCAAGTTTTATATTCAAATCCCATTCATCTGG